CTGCTGGAGTCCATCAAGCAATATGCGCCAGAGGCGTATGTTTATCTTCGCGGCCCTGAGTCAGTGATCGGTAAGTCAGAGCATTTGGCAAACGCACGAATCATGGTCGGCGAGGCTCGTAACTTTGGCGAGGACTACAACGAGATCATTGACGATGCGTTGAAGTACCACACGGCTTGCATCGTCTGCAATGACGATGTGGTGCTGACCCCCACCAGCTACTCCAAGTTGCTGGATGACGTGGACACAATACGTGAGCTGGAACCGTCAGTCGGTTGGGTGGCTGCGCGTAGTGACGCGGTGCGTCAGGGTCAGAACATTCGGTTCAACCGAGAAGGCGAAGCCTTGCGGATGATGAAGTTTCCAGCCGAGGAGTACATCTTCCCTGCCGATGTCATCAGCCCTATATTCGCCTATATTTCGCGTGACGCGTGGAACCACGGCAGGTTTGGACCGCTGAACTGGTACTCGGACGATGTGTCCTGCTTGGATATGTCATCGAATGGATACAGCCACTTCATCTCTACTTCTTACGTCCACCACGTTGGAAGCCAGACGATTGGATTGAACGCTCAACAGCTAACCCTTGAGGCTATGCCTTGGATAAAAGAAAACCGTCCTCAGTATGTCAAACAATTCTTTGGTTCTTAATTTAGGCTCTGGCAAAGATTGGCGTGAGGACTGCATCAACGCAGACATCCAAAGCCGAGTCAAACCAGATTGGTGTCTTGACATTCAGGACGTGCCTTGGGGTGAGTTGCTGGTGACGCGAATGGGAAGCCACCCCATCAAGCATGAGATGTTTGACGTGATCTTGGCGAACGATGTACTGGAACACGTACCTGATCTAGTCAGAACAATGACCAACTGCAAGGACTTGCTGAAGGACGGCGGCGAGATGCGCATCAATGTCCCGTATGACTTGTCTTATGGCGCGTGGCAAGACCCCACCCACGTCCGCGCCTTCAATGAGAAGTCATGGTTGTACTACACCGACTGGCATTGGTACTTGGGATGGGAAGATCGTTTTCACGTGACGCATCTGGAGTTCGCGCTCTCAAAGGTCGGGGAAAGTCTAAAATTGCCACAAGATGAGATTTTGAGGACTCCACGGGCGGTGGACTCCATGTACGTCATATTGCAAAAGGGCAAAAAATGAAAGTTCCATACGAGTTTGAGTCCGAGACGCAAAGCGCTTTGCTCAATAAGGCCAAAGAGCAGATCGAAGACATGATGGAGTCCAAAGACCCTGAAGAGGTCAAAGAGGAAGAAGAAGAACACAAGCAGATGGACGACACCGAGCTGGAAGGCATGATCGGTCAAGAGATTGCTGACGCTGTTGACTACATCGACTCTGACCTTTCGCCTATTCGTGCGATGGCGACACGCTACTACCGCGGCGACCCGTTTGGAAACGAAGAGGAAGGCCGTTCGCAGGTTGTCGCAATGGAGACGCGCGACACCATCTCTGCAATGATGCCGTCCCTGATGCGTGTGTTCTTCAGCTCTGAGAGCGTTGTGGAGTTTGTTCCTCGCGGTCCTGAAGACGTCAAGAACTCGCAGCAAGCCACCGACTACGCGAACTACGTATTTGCCAATGACAACAACGGCTTCATGACCGCATACGCCACGTTTAAGGATGCCTTGGCTCGTAAGTGCGGCATTATGGAAGTGGTCTGGGAAGAGTCAGAGGAAGTGCGCATTGAGCAGTATTCTGGCCTTGATGACGCCACCTTGCAGATGATGGAGCAAGAAGGCGAGGAAGGTGTTGAGTTCAAGATTATTGTGTCTTACCCTGACGAAGACGCAATGATGGCAATGCAACAGATGCCTCCACAGGTTGACCCGATGACTGGTCAGCCTGTTGTGATGCCACCAGCCATGCTGCACGATGTGGAAATCAAGCGCATCGTCAAGTCTGGTCGCATCCGCATCAACTCTGTTGCGCCAGAGGAGCTTCTGCTCTCGCGTCAGGCTCTGGACTTTGAGAACGCACCCATCATTGGTCGGCGCAAGATGGCGTCTGTGGCTGAATTGATCTCGATTGGCTATGACGAGGACGAGGTGATGCAGTATGTCGGCTCGTCCGACTTGGCTGACAACGAGGAGAACTTGGCGCGTCACGCCTTGAACAACCAGCAGTTTTCTGGTGAGAGCGCCAACCCGATGGAGCAGCGCGTCTTGTACTGCGAGGTTTATATTCGCGTTGACTATGACGGCGATGGCGTCCCAGAGCTGCGCAAGATTTGCGCGATGGGTCCAAGCTACGAAGTCAAGCGCAACCTGCCTTCTGCTTATATTCCTTTCGTGGCCTTCCCCTGCGACCCAGAACCACACACCTCGCCACTTGAGGCTGGTTCGATCTTTGACATCACGCACGACATTCAGGAGATCAAGTCCGAGATTTTGCGCAACACGCTGGACTCTTTGGCTCAGTCGATTCATCCACGCACTGCCATCGTTGAAGGCCAAGTCAACATTGATGATGTGCTGAACAACGAGACAGGCGCTGTGATTCGTATGCGCGCGCCAAACATGGTGCAGACCTTTGCGCAGCCGTTTGTCGGTCAAGCAGCCTTCCCCATGCTGGACTACGTGGACAGCATCAAGGAAGACCGCACTGGTATGAGCAAGGCGGCAATGGGCTTGAACGCTGACGCCTTGCAGTCGTCCACACGCGCTGCGGTTGCAGCCACCATCAGCGCCAGCCAAGGCCGTATCGAGATGACATCCCGTCTGCTGGCTGAAGGCATGAAGACGCTGTTCAAGAAGATTTTGTTCTTGACGGTCACGCATCAGGACAAGGCGCGAATGATTCGTCTGCGCAACGAGTGGGTGCAGATTGACCCTCGTTCGTGGGACACGTCAATGGACGTGACGGTCAACATCGGCTTGGGCAACGGCGACACCAATGAGAAGCTGGCGGCACTGGCTGAGTTCTCGGTTCGTCAGGAAAAGATCATTGCTCAGTACGGCTTGGACAACCCTGTCGTGACCCCACAACAGTATGTGCGTACCTTGCGCAAGATGGTGCAGTTGGCTGGCTTTGCTGACGCCTCTGCCTTCATCAATGACCTGCCTGACAACTGGAAAGCTCCAACCAAAGAACCAAAGCTCTCTCCTGAAGAGGTGCTGGCTCAAGTGCAAGCGCAATCAATCCAAGCCGACATCCAAAAGAAGGCGGCTGAACTAGAGCTGAAACGTCAACAAATGATGATGGATGACGACTTTAGGCGTGACCAATTAACCCAAGATCGACTACTTAAACAATACGAACTTGAGTTAAAGTACAACACGCAGATCAGCACTGCCCAGATTGTGGCAGAGCAGAATGTAAGCAGCGAGGCTGTGAGACAGCAAGGCGCGATTGCTCAACAAGTTGTTCAGCAAGCGCAGCCCCAGATGCAGCAGCCTATGCAACCCATCAACCCACAAGGAATGGTCTAAGTGAGCGAAAACCAAGAATTAGTCAGTAAAGGGAAAAAGGCCGAGGTTCTGATTCAGGACGAAGCCTTTTCAGCAGCCTTGCTGCAAATGGAGAACGATGCCGTCTGGCTTTGGAAGAGTACGAAGCCAGAGGACACCGTGAAAAGAGAGAGCGCGTGGCACATGGTTCAGGCGATTGAGCAGTTCCGCAACCAGATCAACAAGATCATGGACAACGGCAAGATTGCACAGCGTCAAATCGAACGCGCTCAGAAATCATTGGTATAAAGGAATTTGGAAATGTCAGAAGGAAACGCCAACCCCACAGGGAGCATCCCAGCAGGTCCAATGTCAGTGGACGAAGCGTCCAGCGCCCTCTCTAAATTACTCGGCCCCGATGAGGGACAAGCTGAAGAAGTAGACGAGACGCAGTTGTCATCCGATGAGGATGACGCGGCATCTGTTGATGAATCACTTGACGTGCAAGACGAAGAGTCTAGTGATGAAACGACAGATGAACAGTCAGAAGATTCTGATGAAACTGAGGAAGACGAGCAGCCACAGGTTTTCACCGTCAAGGTAGACGGTAAGGAAATTGATGTGACGCTGGACGAACTCCAAAAAGGTTACAGCAGGACCCAAGACTACACACGAAAAACGCAGCAGATTGCAGAAACCCGCAAAGCGGTTGAGGCTGAAGCTGCTGCGATTCGTGCCGAGCGTGAACAGTACGCTCAGTTATTGGGAGCGTTGCAACAGCAACTTGAGACGGCTGGTGAGCAGCCTATTGATTGGGAACGTCTTTACGCAGAAGACCCCATTGAATGGGTACGCCAGCGAGAGTTGTCGCGTGACAAGCAAGAGAAACAAGCAGCTATTCAATCTGAACAGCAACGCCTTTCTCAGCTCAGTGCGCAACAACGTGCAGAGGAGATGAAGACGATTCTTGCCCAACAGCAAGAGGAACTCATCAAGGCTGTGCCTGAGTGGAAGGACTCAAAGAAGGCGAAGGCTGAAAAGGCTTTGCTGATTGAGTTTGGTCAAAAGATCGGCTACTCAGAAGAAGAACTCAAGAATGTGTTTGACCATAGGGCAGTTGTCACGTTGCGTAAAGCAGCGTTGTACGACCAGATGGTGTCCAAGCGTAAGGACATCAAGCCAGTAGTCAACAACGGTCCACGTCCAGTAAAGCCATCGGCTGCTGGTCGTGTCTCCTCAACAACTGAAGGTACTCGCGCAAAACAGCGTCTTGCAAAGACTGGTCGTGTCGATGACGCGGCTAGAGCAATTGAACTTCTTTTTAAATGAGGCACTTAAATGGCAATCGTAACTAACACCTTCACCACGTTTGACGCAAAGGGTATCCGCGAGGACCTGTCAAACATCATCACCAACATCGCTCCCGAAGAAACTCCTTACATGAGCAACATCGGTCGCGAGTCGATCAGCAACTCATTGTTTGAATATCAGACGGACACATTGGCTACCGCAGCAGCTAACAAGCAGCTTGAAGGCGACGATGTCACTTCGTTTGACGCTGTGGTCGCAACTGTGCGTTTGCAGAACTACGCTCAAATCAGCCGCAAGACAATCGTGTTGTCTGCTACTGAAGAGACTGTGAACAAAGCAGGACGCAAATCTGAACTGGCCTATCAAATCGCGAAGCGTGGTTCTGAACTTCGTCGCGACCAAGAATTCACAATGCTTAACGGCGCTGTGGCTGCTGCTGGTAACACTACAACTGCACGTGGTACTGCTTCTTTAGGTGCTTTCGTGAAGACCAACGTGGATATGCAAACGAACGGTGCAAACCCTTCGTACACCACTTTGCCTTCATCGGCGCGTACAGACGGCAACGTCCGCACATTCACCGAAACCATCTTGAAGAACGTGATTCAACAAGTGTGGTCTTCTGGTGGCACACCAAAGATGTTGATGGTTGGCCCAGTCAACAAGCAACGCGTCTCTGGTTTCTCTGGTATCGCATCTTCACGCTTTAATATTGATGGCGGCGCAAAACCTGCTACTTTAGTGGGCGCTGTTGATCTTTATGTGAGCGACTTCGGGAACGTGGCCGTGATTGCCTCAAGATTCCAACGTGAGCGTGATGCATGGGTGATCGACCCTGACATGGCAAAAGTGGTGACCTTGCGTCCTTACCAACAAGTTGAACTCGCCAAGACTGGTGACGCTGAGAAGCGTATGCTGATCGTTGAGTGGGGTCACAAAGTGTTGGCTGAGAACGCAATGGGCTTGGCTGCTGACTTGGCAACTTCTTAATCGAAGTAACAAAAGGAAGGGACGGGGAAACTCGTCCCTTTTTTTACATGAACGAATCACGACTATTTAGTCACGATGAATACACAGGCTTGAAGAAGGTCTGGCACTACGACTCTGAAAAAGACGAAGCAACAATTGAGACGATTCAAGATGTGGCTCCAATCATTGAGATGAATAAGACTGACCTAGCGCAGTCCGACAACACAGGCTGGAAGGGAGAGTTTCACCACGTTGCTCGAATCCCTCTTTCGATCTACTACAAGCTGCAAGCTGAAGGTAAGTTGGACGATCAGGCTTACATGAAAACTTGGCTTAACGACCCTGACAACAGATTCTTTCGCGTGAAAGAAGGACAAGTATAAAAAATGACACAAGAAACCATCAAATACATTGCGGTATGCACACCAGCCAGAGATATGGTCCACGCGAACTTCACGTTCTGCTTGGTCAACATGGTTGCGTATCACACACTCAACACACCAGACGCAATCTGCCTGAAGATCAACCAAGGTACATTGATTCAGAACCAACGCGCAGACCTGTGCCTTGAGGCTATGCGTGAGGACTGCACTCACGTGCTGTTCATCGACTCAGACATGACCTTCCCGCAGGACATGGTTGGTCGTTTATTGGCGCATGACAAGGACATCGTGGCTACCAACTGCGCGAGACGCAGGATGCCAACAGGACCAACAGCGCAGCGGACTTTGCCTGACGGCTCACGTGAGCTGATCTACACAATGCCAGAGTCCACAGGCTTGCAAGAGGTCGAGTCTATTGGCATGGGTGTGATGCTTATCTCACGCAAGGTTTTCCATTCATTGTCAGAACCTTGGTTTGAGACACCTTGGCGTACAGACAAGCGTGGCTACATTGGCGAGGATATTTTCTTCTGTCGCAAAGCAACGGCTGCTGGCTTTAAAATATACATAGACCACGATGTGTCGAAGGAAATCGGACACATCGGGACATTTGAATTCAAGCACGACCACACGTGGGTGATGCGCGACTTGGATAACGCACAAAAGGCATCCTAATGGCACTCTCTACCTACTCAGAGTTGAAGACTTCGGTTGGTGATTGGTTGAACAGAACCGACCTGACCAATTCAATTCCTGACTTCATCTCTTTGGCTGAAGCTCAGATGGAGCGTAAGCTGCGCACACGTCAGATGATTCTTCGTGCAAACGCCACCATCGACACTGAGTACGGTACTGTGCCAGCAGACTTCCTTGAGGTGAAGTCTCTCAAGCTGCAAACCAACCCTGTAACTCCTTTGCAGTTTGAGACGATTGATTCTTTAGACAACTTGCAACAGCAGTTTCCATCGTCAAGCAAGCCACGGTTCTTCAGCATTGTTGGTTCTCAGATTCGCACTGTGCCAGTGCCTGATTCGTCCTACACCGCTGAACTCACCTACTACGCAAAGTTGACTAAGTTGTCAGATTCTGTAACTGTCAACTGGTTACTGACTGCTGCACCTGATGTGTATTTGTACGGTGCATTACTGCAAGCTGCGCCATACCTGAAGGATGATGCGAGAATCTCTACATGGGCAACGCTGTACACGTCAGCGATGGAAGACCTGCAAGTTGCTGATGACCGAGGTGCGACATCTGGTGGCGCTTTAGTTGCAAGAGCAAGAACTTTTGGATAAGGGAAAAATATGTCATCTTTCAGCGATTACACAGAGAATCTAGCACTCAATTTTCTCTTTACAACCAACACCGCAACCCGTCCAACGGCTTGGTATGTTGGCCTGTTCACTGCTGCCCCGTCAGACACTGGTGGCGGCACTGAGGTGTCTGGTAGTGCTTACGCTCGTAAGGTCACTGGAACCATCACAGTTTCAGGTACAGCACCGACAACTGCCACCAACTCTGCTGCAATTGAGTTTGCTGCTGCTTCTGGTGGCAACTGGGGTACTGTGACACACGCTGCAATCTTTGACGCACTGACATCTGGCAATATGCTGGCATGGGCGCCATTGACCACATCACGCACCATCAATGATGGTGATGTGTTCCGCATCCCTGCATCCAGCCTGACCATCACTCTGACCTAATCATGGCAGCATACGGCTCTGGCTATTACGGCGGGGGCAATTACTCACGTGGAGTATCTCTTGGGGCCGTAGCAATAGTAGACACCTCCACGGTGTCTGCATCAGCAACACGCGTCTGCATAGGCGCGTTTTCTGTTTCTAGCGCCAGCTCAGTTGCCGTTGCTGCCAACGTAGTCAAACCTGACGCATCATTCACGGTTGCAGCCACCAGCTCGGTTGCTGTTGCTGGTGAGCGCATTTTCCTTGGTTCTGCTGCTGTTGCAGCATTCAGCTCAGTCTCTGCCGCTGGTGAGCGTATTGGCATAGGCGCGTTTACGGCTGCATCTGC